CGCCAATGATGGAGATAGCAAGCCAGTAAATCTTGGCGCTTATGCAGTTGAGTTCGAGAAGGCTAAGTCCGTCAAAAGCGGCGATATGGTTTCTTGGCAATCTTCAGGTGGCAAGGCTCAGGGCAAGGTTGTCCGAGTCGTATCAAGCGGCAAGGTCAATGTGCCTGATTCAAGTTTCACTATCTCGGGTACCGAAGATGACCCAGCAGTTCTCATCCAGTTGTACCGCGATGGAAAGCCTACCGAAACTAAGGTGGGACATAAGATGTCTACCCTTCGTAAGAGCCTAGTTGAAAAGCATGGCAATCACGACCAAGCGGCTCACGGTGCCTGGGCTAACGGCAAGTACAACCCAGATGACTCTGAAGGCGAAGATGCCATGGAGCCAAAGAATTACCGTACCCATCCTAAGTTTCATTCGACAGACGATGACTCCGAGGGTGAGTTCGAAGAATTAGATGCGGATGACCCGCGTTGGATGGACGACATGGATATTCTTCGTCCGTTCAAAATTACACCAAGCCAGCGCTAATGAACATTATTGATACGACCCAGGCGATTATTGCCAGCATGGGAGTTGAGGTAAATCGAGTTACAACAGCGCCAGGATTTGCTGGGCTAGTGGCAAGAGTCGAGGACCATTCCCAGGTTTTCTTTGTCTGGAGCGAAATGGGCGAGGGCGATTATCACTTCCGAGTAGCCCGATTCTGGTTCGGCGATAACCCATTCTCTATCGGTCAGTTCGATACTTTGCCTATTGCCCTCCAAAATTTAAGGACTTTGATTTCTTCTTAAAAAGGGTGAAATTACACCTGTGTTATTCTTATGCTAGTCAAGACCCGTGTTTATCTATCAGTCCATACTGGTTAGGTATCCACTTTTCGTTAGGAGTGAATGTTGGCTCGTACTCGCAAAATGGCGAATTTAGTCATTGAGGAAACCTCTGGGGTAGACCACCCTGCACATCTACATGAAGGTTGGTTGGTTATGAAATCAGCCGATGAATCTGAAGTTCAGAGAGTCTTAGACGAATCGCTCACCGAGGAGGAAATCATGCCTGATTTAACACAGGATGAAGTAACACCCGCGGCTACTGATGAGCAGGTCGAAGCCCCAGCAGCAGAAGCAACTGAGGAAGTTGCAGATGTTGAGAAGGCTGAAATGACTATGGAAGAAGCAATGAACAAGATTGCAGAACTCCAGGCGAAACTCGTTGAACTCGAAGGAAAAGAGTCAGAGGACGAGATGGAAAAGTCAGCGACCGTGGCAGATGAGTTCTTAAAGTCTGCTCCTGAGTCAGTCGTCAAAATGATTGAAGATTTCAAGAAGCAAGCAGAATCCGCAACCGAAGAACTCCGTAAGGAGCGCGAGGCTAAGGCTGATGCAGAGGCTATTGAAAAGGCAAAGGGATTCGCTAACTTGAATCTTGATGCAGAGAAGGTTGGACCAGCGCTACGCCGTTTGTCTACACTCGATGCAGACCTAGCAAAGTCAGTTGAGGATGTTCTTACATCTGTAAACGCTCAGGCTGAGTCAGCAAACATTTTTGCGGAAATCGGGAAATCCGCAGACTTCACACCAGGCGATGCTTATGGTCGTATGACGACTATGGCAAAGTCATTGGTTGAGGATGGAAGTGCAAAGTCTTTCGAACAAGCGTTCGCCAGCGTTGCATCACAGAATCCTGAACTTTATGTCCAATACCGTAACGAGAAGGGTGCTAACTAAAAATGGCATACGAAATCAGTAATTATGCGGTAAAGGTCACCCTCGTTGCAGGTGGCGACCTTTCCACAAAGCAGTACACATTCGTTAAGTTGGATTCATCAGGACAGGCAGTTGCCGCTTCAGGCGCAACAGACATTCCTGTTGGAGTCCTTCAGAACGCACCAACCGCAGGACAGGAAGCAGAAGTGCTTATTGTCGGCGGAACAAAGATTGTTGCTGGAGCCGCTATCGGCGAAGGCGCACTCGTTGGAACTTCAGCAGCAGGTAAGGCAGTCGCCCTTGTTGCTGGTACAGATACAACAAAGTATGTTGTCGGAACACTTCTAACTGAATCTGCGGCTGATGGAAACATCGTCACAGCAGTCGTAAACTGCGCTACACCAGGCAGAGCGGCATAAGGGGGATAACTAAAAATGCCACAGCCACACATTAACTCAGTCCACATTGATGCAATCCTTACCAACATCTCTGTTGCGTATTTGCAGAACCAGGACAACTTCATTGCAGACAAGGTATTCCCAGTAATCCCTGTTGATAAGAAGTCAGACAAGTACTTCACATACACCAAGAACGATTGGTTCCGTGACGAGGCTCAGCGCCGCGCACCTGGAACTGAATCTGCTGGTGGCGGATACAACCTTTCAACTGGAACATACTCATGCGATGTATGGGCGTTCCACAAGGATGTAGATGACCAGACACTTGCTAACGCAGATGCTCCACTTACACCACTCCGCGAGTCAGCAGAGTTCGTAACACGCCGTTTGATGCTCCGCCGCGAACTTCAGTTCGTATCAGACTTCTTCACAACAGGCGTATGGGGTTCAGACATCACAGGTGTTGCTTCATCTCCATCAACTGACCAGGTAATTCAATGGTCTGACTACACAAACTCAGACCCAATTGCAGACATCGAGGCTGGAAAGGCTGAAATCCTTTCTAACACAGGTATGGAAGCAAACACTCTCGTACTCGGTTACGATGTATTCAAGTCACTCAAGAACCACCCAGACTTGGTAGACCGCATCAAGTACACATCTTCACAGACAATCACAACAGATATGCTCGCGGCAATGTTCGACATTCCACGCGTTATGGTTGCGAAGGCTGTTAAGGCTACAAACAACGAGGGTGCTTCAGAGGCATACGGCTTTGCTTTCGGCAAGGGCGCGCTTCTTACCCATGTTGCTCCAACTCCAGGACTTCTTACACCATCAGCGGGTTACACATTCGCTTGGACAGGTGTTTCAGGTGGTCTTGGTCAGACAATCGGTACTTCACAGTTCCGTATGGAGTCAATCAAGTCAGACCGCATTGAAGCGGAAATGGCGTTTGATAACAAGGTAATCGGTGCAGACCTCGGTTACTTCTGGGCATCAATCGTTGCTTAATTAAGTTACAGAAGGGGAGGGTCTGAAAAGGCTCTCCCCTTCTTTCTTTAAGGGAGAAATAATGAAAGCACAAATTCTTAAAAGACTCGTATCACTCGGCGAAACACTCGAAGTTGGGGACATCGTAGATGTTTCATCATGGCGACATATTAAGTCGCTAGAGAACAACCGTTATATCAAGATTATTCACGAAGAAGCAAAGCCAGTAAAGGCTAAGGCTGAGCCAGTTGAGGTGGCAAAGCCAAAGAAAACTACAAAGAAGGAAACCGTAGAGGAGTAAGAAATGCCTATCAGCCATAGCCGTATTTCAGTTGGCACAGAAGCCACAAAACTCACTAATGATTACGATGGTCGTAGCGGTCAGACAATCAATGTCCAGAACCCAAGCGGCGGCGTAAATGTATATCTCGGTGGTGCGAATGTGACCACTACGGATTATGGCTACCTTCTAGGCGCTTCAACAAGTTTCTCAGTTGAGTTGCAAACAGGCGAGAAGTTGTACGCTGTCGTGGCTTCAGGCACACAGACAGTTAATGTCCTTCGTCAAGGAGCATAGTCATGGCGCTACCAGCATCTCTTTCAACCGTAACGGTTGCTGGTACCTATGTTGATTTGCTAGGTAATCCAGTTCGAGGCTCTATCACTTTCGAGCCTCAGACCATCTTGAAGGAAAAGACACTCAATGTCCACATCATGCCCGTGAGCATCGTAAAGACATTGGATGCCACAGGCTCTTTCACGATTACCCTACCCGTCACATCCGACACAGATGTAACTCCTCAGCCATTCGTTTACACCGTGGTTGAAAACTTTACCTCTGGTCGTACATTCCAGATTGCTCTACCTCTTTCGGTCGCAGGGACTACACAGAACCTCGCAGACCTCCTTACAGCCCTTTCTGAGACTGATGCGGCTTCCTACATCACCACAGACCAGTACCAGGCTCTATTGACCCGCTACAACGATGCAAGCGGCATCCAGGAGATTGTGGTCAATGCGGCTACTTATGAGGGTAACGCTTCAGCCTACGCAACAGAGGCTTCTAAGGCAGCAAGCGCAGTTGCAAACTTCACTACCAACCAGTTGATGATGATGGGAGTCTAAAGTGGCAGAGCCGTATGTACCGATAGCCGAATACACAGTTTCAAATGCCCTTCTTACAGCCCTTGAGGTGGCTACGGATGCCTCAGAAACCAACGCTGATGCCCTAGCAGCGGCTACTGCGAGCGCCCTGGCATCCAAGAACACAGCCGATTCTGTCGTGGCTTCTAAGTTCGACCTTCTTTTTTTGGTGGGTGCATAAATGGCTCTAGGTCCAAATCTCACCACAGTCACACTCACAGGCAGTTATGTAGATTTTGAAGGCAACCCAATTGAGGGTCAGATTCGATTCAGCATCGGTGAAGTTCTCCGTAACGGAACTGACGACCAGATGGTTGCCCCATCTAGCGTTGTTGTCCCATTGACCAACGGCTCATTCTCGGTATCGCTTCCAGCGACCAACGACCCAGATGTAGTCCCAAATCCTTTTGTGTACACAGTTGAGGAATCCTTCCCTAACGGTCGCTCATACGAAATCAGCATCCCTTACACCACATCGGGTTCACTTGATTTAGCAGACATTAGCCCAGACCCAACTCTGGATGAAACATTCGTACAGGCAGTAGACCAGACTTCATGGAACACTCTTGAGTCCAACATTACGGCTCTCGATGCTTTGATTGACCAGGACACAGATACATTCCCTGCATCTGGTCAGTACTGGTATATCAGTTCTGGCTACGACACATACACAGCGGTAGATACGGCTTTCTCTACCTACTCGGCTCTGACTTCAGCGACCTATAACATCTCTGGAACAGACATCTCATCATTCGTAACCTCGGCGCAGGGTTACGCATCTTCAGCATCAACTAGCGCGACCACAGCCCAAAATAACTCGGCTGGTACTATTAGTCCATTATTACTCATCGGAGGATAACCGCATGGCAACTTCTTACAAGGTTCTTGGGCAACTAAACCCATCAGCCACAACTGCCACCACCCTATACACCTGCCCTGCTGGAACTCAGACGGTTATCTCAACCATCACCATCTGTAACCAGGCTGGCACAAGTGGCACATACAAATGGAGCGACACTCAGCGCAGAACACTATGTCGTTTATGATGCAACAATCCAGGCAAATACAACAGCGGCTTACACACTAGGTATCACAATTGATGCTTCAGATGTAGTCACAGTCTATGCCTCATCAACAAGCATTTCATTCAACGCGTTCGGAAGCGAGATTGCATAATGGCGATAACAACCAACGGTGGTGCTGGCGTAACCGCTGATGCGGTTGCTACCCTCAGCAATAAGACACTCGAAGCACCAGTAATCAACAACGCGACCTTCACAGGCGCTCAGGCTGGTCTTGAGATTAAGTTTGGCAACAACATTGTTCTTGAAGGAACA